GCTGAACCAAATTCAAGATTAAACCAACTTGTGCCAGTCATTGCAAGAATTGTTGTGTAAGCAGTGTCATCATAATTTGCTTCAAAACTTAAATCCGGTACATCTTGTAATCCAAGAATACTAGTCTTAGATATTGTTGCTGATAAATCAGTTGTATCCAATTTACTAGGTGCTGAACCCAAATCAGGATAACTAATTATCTCTAACAGTTTAGTATATGGTCCACCTTGTGTTGCACCAGACTTTAGTGTTGTTGCTACAGTTGTAATTGCCATCTTTTATTACCTCTCTTTCTCTACTATGCGAATACTATTGGAGTAGATGCTGATAGTACGATTGTCATTTTACGAACCTCGTCAACTCCACCACCCATAGTATATATGCGAACTTGACCCTTCCAAGTAAATGTTCCATCTGCTGTACCAAATACAAGCTGAAAGAAATACTCACTTGCAGTTAATCCTGCGATAGTATTATACTTTGCTTCATCATAATTTGCTTCAAATGTCAAATCAGGAACATCCTGAAGTCCAAGTACACTTGTTTTTAATGTTTCTGCTGTCAAATCAGTTGTATCTAATTTTGACGGTGCTGAACCCATATCCGGATAAGATATAATATCAACAAGTGATAAATATTCATCAATATCTGCTAGTTTATAATTCAAAGTTGTGACTGCTGTATTTATAGCCATTTAATTACCTCCCATAAATTTTTCTATTTGCATCTACAATACATGTGTATCGTAGAACGTATCTATATATATTCGTATCCATATAATTAGGTACAGCATTTGAGTATGTTCTTAACATCCCATATGTATCTGCCATTACTGAATCTATACTGTTACGAATTGATTTTACTTGCGTTATTTTGGTTTCTGCATTTGAGAATATTTGCACCTCAAATGATACATCATTATGATTCTGACCACTGGTATCTATTGTTTCTTCATATGTATTGTTTAATAATTCACTAAAAACTACACAAGGAAATACTGGTGTTGATTCCGGATATTCAGTCAAAATAGTCGCACTAGTTACAGTTGATTTCAACTTGGTATATACTTCATTTGTTATATCTATTATCAAAATCCAACCTCCCTTAAACTTCTGTTTATATTCTTTGTTATTTTTTGGTTTGCTATTCGTGTTCCATATAACCATGTGTCATACATGAAATGTCTACTTGGCATACCCATAGTAACCCCAATCTCACCATTGTCATTGTATATCCAGTAGTCCTCACCACTTCTAGTTGTCCTATGTGCATTTGGATGTCGCATCTCGTTGTATGAACCACCAGTAGGATGTGGGTCGTTCTGACCCGGAACTCCAGTACCAAATTCTACAAACTTTGCGTATTCAGTACCAACCATTATTTGTATTCCATTTTTACTTCCATGTACACTTATATTACTCATTAAACTTGAAGCACCAAGTCCATAACTGATTAGGTTTATTCTCAATCGTTCTGCCAGTACTTTTTCCATCTCATCAATTCCATCTTGGATTCCTCTTTCGATTGCTCTCTCCAATTTGTTGATATCAGCAATTCCTTGCTTACGATGTTTTTCAGTACTGATATTAAGATTTAGATTGAATGCACCTTTCATTATGTTCTCCTTGTAAGTCCGTACTGATGTGTATTTAAACTTTTAACTATTTTTGAAACCCTATAATCATAGGTGGTTGGAAAGTTTGAAACCGGAACACTTGTGAATATTAATGTGTCTTTTGTAAATACTATATCATTTGAAACTGCTACCATATCAAGGGATGCATCTTTCCCAAATATCTGTTCGGCTACTATGCCATTACTTGGAAACATATTGATATATACTTTGACAGCAGTAGCAAAAGTTGTGGTTCTCTCACCAGTATAGTCATCGTTTGCATCCTTTGTATCTGTGTATCCACTTGGATTGACATACCATACTGCAATTGTATTTTTAGACAATGTTCTCATTATATAATTACCCTAACAGTGGAAAATGGAGTAGTGGCAACTGGAATTATTTGTGCCAACAATGACTTTGAAATATCTCCACCATCATATGTCCTTGAAATTCCGTTCTCGCCATGCCCAACTTGACCTTCTGCACCTCTCTTATTATATAACTCAACTGCCATTCTAACTTGGATAGTTATGTGTTGTGTTTCAACAATATCTGAATTCCTCAATGCACAAATTATATCACTAGCATTGGTTAAATAAAACTCCAATACAGTATCACTTTCAGGAACTGTTCCTATTATTGATTTAAAAACTGATAGTTGTGACATTGCTACATCTCCTTATATATAGTTTGTGGGAGTATATTTCAACTCCCACAAATATATTATTTTAAATTAACCGTTTGTTATTACCTGTGTCATGAATACTGACTTTGCAGGCATTATTCTTTCATATGAGCCACTAGCCAATAGTACGGAATCTGGAACTGCTTTACTAGTTGTTACATCACCCTTGAATGAGAAACCATAAGGTGTCAAGCATTCTCTTAGTCTAGTGTAAACCATGTCAACTCCACCCTTAACTTTAGCATCTCTTTCCATCTCTGACGGAATGTCAACTGGTGCAGAAGCATATCTAATTGCTCCAAGACCTAAAATGTAAGTTGTATACTCAAAGTATCCTTCAACTACACTGCCAACTTTTGGTGCTGAATCATTTACGATTACAGTTTTACCATTGATTGTACCGATTGGTAAATTTCTAGTAATACCACTAGCATCTGTGTATTTTGAATATTCAAGTAACTGTAGGTTAGCAAGTCTATTGGCAACTACGGAATGCATAATTACAAGGCTGTAAGCACTTGCGTTATCTCCATTAGCCTTTACAGAAGCATCATTAACGCTTGTTGCACCAATAAGGTTTGTATCGTCAATTACTGTAGCAACTGTTTCATCAACACTTGCACTTGCAGTAGCATTAGTTGTTGCACCGTTAAATACAACAGTAAGTGTTTCGTCAAAGTCTTCCAATACTTTTCTAGTAAGTAAAACCTTACCTGCATCAGTCGTAACTGTGAATTTTCCACCAACAGCAGTATCATTAGTCAATGCTGTAGCAACTTTCGTAGCAACTCCACCAACAGTAGTATCTCCAGACAATAGTCCAACAGTGATAGTCTTTGGAGAACCAGTCATTCCAGCTGATGTAACAACTACATTAGCATTACCAGTTGTATCAGCACCTGCTGTAATTGTAACTGTTTCAATCTGTGCTGAACCAACACTTGCTATGTCAGTCGTATGTAAATCCCAATCAGCATCTCCACTGATACCGAATACTCCGGCAAGGATTCCAAGTAATCTAGTCTGTCTAGCTTTAATCCAAAACTGTGCTACTCCATCTATAATCTGACTCATAGGGTCTGCACCACTATTGAAGTCTTTAATAAATGAAATTGCCGACCAAGCCTTCATTCTTGAATAAACACATCCGGAGTAATCTCCACCGGCTAGTTCATCGAATGTAAAGTCGTTAACTCCATCATAATCTTGCTCTGTACCACCAAGTACATCATAATAAGGTACTGTGAAGAAGTTAGAACCGTTAGCAATCATTGTAGCGATTTCACCATCTTGTGCTACTGCTCCACTTTCAATCATAGTCGTAAGTATCATATCCGGTGTATTTCTCCATGTATAGTTAAATATCTCTGCATCATATGGAAAATTTAAATTTGTTCCTGCCATTTTTGTTATCTCCTTTTATTTCATAAATTCTGCGTATAACTCCGGATTAGTGGTTTTAAACGCAACTTTTTCAGCGAATGTTTTTTTATTAAAAATATCCCTAGTAACAACATCATTCGATTCACCACTTTTAGGTTTAGGAATCTTCGTGCCGTCTAGTTTAACTTGTGCTTCTATTTCTTCTCTTGTTGTATTAAACATTGTAATGAAGTTAGAAACATTTGATTTTGTGACTTCAACATCGTCTGTTACGAGCATGTTTATAAACTTATCGTAGTGTGCCTTTGGAACTTTTGCTTCTGAAAGCAAATCTTTAGCATCCAACATATTAGACCTTTTATTAATACCTTGTTCTTTTTCACCGATTCCCTTTATTTGTTCATCAAGTTCTTTTTTTGCTAATTCTTCGGCACTCAGTTTTGCTTTTGCACCGAACTCTTGTTCCCATTTAACTCGCTGTGTTTCCACACCAGTTTTTATGCCACTATCTACTCGTCTATCTACTTCTGACGTAACTTTCTTTTGTAAATCATCTTCTGTGTATAAACCTTTTACTGCCTCCACTTTCGCATCTGCCATCATTTGGTCTAGTTGTTCTTGAGTATATTCCATTAGTATCTCCTTTTCTAAATACCATATCGTCTTGCCGAATGCAATCCAATACATTATCTTACAATATTATTATACTAAATTATACCACAAAATAGTACAATTAGTATAACAACATATTGCTTATTTTATTTTATTTAATTAAACAACAATAGGTGCATTTAAAATCAATATTGACTCGGCATCTTCTTGTGTTATCATAGTCGCTACAATCTCATAGGTAGCACATTCAACGATAAAAGAGTCTGCTTTAGTTTGATTAATGATAGGTAGCAAATAGATTGTTTTCTCGGTTTCAATATTCGTTATAGCGTTTCTGATTGGCGATAGGTTGATAGTCTTAGCATTTGTGCCAATTAGTTCCCAATCAATAGCATCCTTGCTGTTACGTCCTACAATATCCACTAGTGAATTTGTTTCTAAAGTTAAATACAACATGATTTATACCTCTTTCTTTCTTTAAATTTTATTTGTGTTATTTAATTCCACCGATACCATATGGATAAGTATCTGGGGAAGCAACGCTTGATATTGATAATTTAGTTTCTATGTCTAATTCGTAGATTAAGTCTGAACTGTAATCGCAATGGTAAAGTCTATCTGAAGTTCCACCGATACCGCTTGGGCTACTACCAACTGCAACACTTGATATTGTCACCTTAGTATCTACGTCTAATTCGTAGATTAAGTCTCTATACTCATCGCAAAAGTAAAGTCTGTCTGAAATGCCTCCGATACCCGTCGGATTAGTACCCTTAACAGCACTTGATATCTGTAATTTAGTGTCTACATCTAATTCGTAGATTAATTCAACATTAGCCTCCTCAACGGCGTATAATCGGTTTGAAGTTCCACCGATACCGTTCATTTCACCCCCACCAGGCGCTTCAACACTTGATATCTGTAATTTAGTATCTACATCTAATTCATAGATTAAACTTGAGGCATCGTAGTCACAACTGTAAAGTCTGCCTGAAATTCCACCGATACCGCCTGGATGACCACTAGGCGAAGCGACACTTGATATTTGCAACTTAGTGTCTACATTTAATTCATATATTGAATTGGCTACAAGGTCACAATGGTAAAGTCTTCCACCACCACCCGCAACAGCCAACTCATACACTAATACAGCACCCATTGATAATTTAATATCATCAAGAGTTCCAAAGTTTATTCCTAAAGGTTCTACTGAACCAAAGTTTAACATTTTAACACCTCCTTATGTTCTAATGTATAGTGTGTCTGCATCGGGGGTGAGTAGCTGAAAATCTGCTTCTGTGCCGGACCATATTTTTATATTATTCTCGCCAGTGTTCTGGTTTACAACAGAACTCACTCCATAACTTTCAATTGCAACACCTAAATCTGTAATCATACTCGCAGGGTGTGTGGTAGGGTGGGTATAAACTGTATCTTGTGCAGGTATACCTAATGCGGTAATGTCTGCCTTTAATATTGCACCTGTTTTATTATTAATAGATGTGATTGTATCAGTAAATAAAGCATCTACTGGAACATCTTTTAGTACGTTATATCCATTAACTTTTTCTGCATTATCTACAACTCCATTTGCATTAATATCATAGGTTGTAGTATTCATGTCTCCTCCAGTACCATCAATACCCGGAATACCCTGTGGACCAGTATCACCAGTTTCTCCTATTGGACCGCTACCAATAATATTAGTTTTTATTTCTAAATTACTAGATATTACAACAGTGATATCATTACTCATAA